TAAAACAAAGTCACGGTCTTATGGTGGATAGTATCTGGCACGTGGCTTTTCATTTAATAGGAGACGCACAAAGGGAATACATTATATCTTGTTTGCGTAAGCAACAAAAAGTAAATTCTTCACGAATTAAACTGAACACCATACACGCTACTAAAGGTGGTGAGTGTGAGAATGTTGTATTGATTACAGATATGGCTACTAGGACATTTGATGAGTTGTATAAAAGTCCTGATAACGAGTGCCGAGCGTTTTATGTAGGAGTAACTAGGACTAAAGAGAACTTACATGTGATACAAGGTAAAACGAGGAAAGAGTTTAAAGTTATGATATAACTTTACTTTTAGTATACAAGTAAAGTAAAATTAATGTATATAATAGGAGATAATTATGAATATTTTTTACGTCGATAAAGACCCTTTTAAAGCTGCAGCTATGCTACCAGATAAGTTAGTAGTTAAAATGCCTTTAGAAAGTGCCCAAATGTTATCAACCGTGCACCGTGTTTACAACGGTGATGCTTGGTGTGATATGGTTGGTTTATATAAAACTGCTCACCTTAACCACCCTTGTACTATCTGGGCTAGGGAAAGCGTTATGAACTACAAGTGGCTTTATAATCACTTTCAAGCTTTATCGGAGGAGTACTCTAAACGTTACGAAGGCAAACGTCATGCTAGTTGGGTTAAGCTAAGTGAAAAACTAGCAGAAGTTCCCACCCTTATCCCTAAGTATAAATTTTATCCCCCAGCCCAAGCTATGCCCGATCAATATAAAGACCCCGACCCTGTTAAAGCCTATCGTAATTATTTAATTAACGAAAAACATTACGCTGAGTGGAATAAGTGTACACCCAAACCTACTTGGTGGGTAAAAGAGGAAGTAGCTTGAATCAAGAAGAAACACAAAAGTTCTTTGACTACTTAAATGAACGGCATATCGTGTACCTGCGTCGTCAAAACGGTGTAGCTTATCCGTGGACCAGTGACGCTATACTTACTGAGTATAGTTTTTGTAACGTGTATCGTGAATTAGATAGAGTAACTGAATGGATTAGGGTCAATTGGCGTGAACCTTACGCTGACCACCCTAACTTACCTTTTGCTATGTCTATGGCTAGGCAAATTAATTGGCCAGACACTCTACAAGAGCTTGGCTTTCCTGAACATTGGAACCCCGAACGTTTAAAAGCTATAATGCAGGGACGAATGAATAGAAAAGAAAAAGTGTATACAGGTGCATATATGCTAACAGGTACGCTAGGGGGGACTAAGATAGAACAAACCATAGATAAAATATTAACACCCCTATATAATAATCACCCACCTATGATAGAAAACTCACTAGAAGAAACATGGCAAGGTTACCAAAAGTACGCTGGGTTTAGTGGGTTTATGGCTTACGAAGTAGTGACTGACTTACGTCACACTAAACACTTAAACAAAGCTAAAGATATTATGACTTGGGCTAACCCTGGACCTGGAGCTCAACGTGGGCTAAATAGAATACACCACAGAGAACTTAATAAAGCAATTAAAAAACCTCAATTAAATTTTGAGATGAAAGAACTGCTTGATTGTTCTCCTAGTTATTTACAAGGTCATATGGAGCCGTTAGAAATGAGAGATATTGAACACTGCCTTTGTGAGTTCGATAAATATGAACGTACACGTTTGGGCGAAGGCAGACCACGTGCAAAATATAAGGTAAATAAATGAGAATATTTATACCCACTAGAGGCAGAGCAGACAGTCAAGTAACGCTGTCATTTTTCCCAGAAGATTTGCGTAAAGAAGTTACTTTGGTTGTAGACCAAGACGAAAAAGATAATTACAGTCAATACGATTGTAAAATTATGGTGTGTGATGATTCAGTTCACGACATAGCTACTAAGCGTAAGTTTATACACGACCACACTGACGACAATAAGATTGTTATGTTAGACGATGACCTGCGTTTTTATATTCGTAAATCTACTAACGACTGGCATTTAAGATACTTAGAACCAGAAGAGTACCCTGCTTTGTTTGGGTTACTTGATGTATGGCTTGACGATTATGCTCATTGTGGTATAAGTGCTAGGGAAGGTAACAATAGAGTTGAGCACCTTTCAGTAGAGAACACCAGATACATGCGTGTATTAGCCTATAACTTAGATAAATTTGAAGGCGTAGTTATGGATAGATGTAAGGTTATGGAAGACTTTGATGTCAATCTACAGTTACTAAAAAAAGGGTTATCAAGCAAAGTAAGTTATTACTATGCTCAAGGTCAGGGCAGTAGTAATGCTGCTGGGGGTTGTAGTGAGTGGCGTACTTTAGAAGTACAGTCACAAGGAGCAGAACGTTTAGCAGAACTTCATCCAGATGTAGTTAAAGTTGTCGAAAAAGAAACTAAAACTGCGTGGGGTGGGGCTATCCGTAAAGACGTGGTGGTACAGTGGAAACGAGCTCTTAAATTAGGGGCAGAAAATGGCGAGTTATTTTAATATAGGAGAAAAGAGTGTTAGTTATTAATTGTAGAAATGTTAACGATGGTTTTGTTAGAGGTCTTGATTTACTCAATGAGTTTAGAGATGACGTAAGAGGTAGTAGAGTAGGGTACGTGGTCGAGGCTCCGTGTCCTGTGGCTACTGTGTATCGTAACCCTCAAGAGAGAGTATTATTTGAGCCTATCCGTAGAGCTAACCCATTTTTTCACTTTATGGAAAGCCTGTGGATGTTAGCAGGGCGTAATGACCTTGACTATGTAGTTAAATACAATAAACGTATGAATGAATACAGCGATGACGGTGTGGTACTTCATGGTGCTTACGGTCATAGGTGGCGTGAGCATTTTGGTGGTGACCAAGTAGCTGTAGTTATTGAAAGGCTAAAAAAAGATTCAACTGATAGACGTTGTGTAATTCAGATGTGGGATCCTCAAGTAGATTTAAACAGAGAAGGTGTTGATGTACCCTGTAACACAGTGATTTATTTTAAAATAAGAGATGATGAGTTGTTAATGACCGTAAGTAATAGGTCAAACGATATTATCTGGGGCACGTTTGGTGCTAACGCTGTACACATGTCAATGCTACATGAATATGTGGCTAGTGCTATAGGAATCCCTATGGGACCATACACTCAAATAAGTGACAGCTTCCATGCTTACACAAATGTTTTTGATGACATGCATGCTAGGCTAGAAGCAGAAGATGCGTTTGACTACTACAACATAAAAGAAAGTATTAACCCTTACCAAAATAAACACATTAATGCTTATCCTATGGTGAGTTCACCCATACTTACTTGGGAAAATGATTTATTAGAATTTTTAGAACGAAAACCTTTTGGAGATGAGGTGTTTGTTGATAGTTTCTTTAGCGAAGTAGCTGCTCCTTTACAGGATGCTTGGTTTTGCTATAAGAAGGGAGAGTATGACGAGGCGTTAGTTCAAGTACAAGGTTGCGAAGCAGATGATTGGCGAACCGCTGGATTTGACTGGCTTAATACATCTATAAACAATAAGGAAAACAAATGAGTAACATCCCACAATGGTCGTATAGCAGATTAAAAACTTTTGAAAGTTGCCCCAAAAAGGCAGAGTACGCATATATTCAAAAGATCAAAGAACCTGGAAATAAAGCAATGGATAGAGGTAAAGATATTCATAAACTTTGCGAGGAATACATACGAGGTCGGTTTGACGAAATGCCATCTGCCTTAAAAGATTTTGAAGAAGCCTTTGATTTATTAAAAGACATGCACTTAAAAGGTCATGTACTTTGTGAAGGTGACTGGGCGTTTACTACAGAATGGGAATCTACAGGTTGGTTTGACCACGACACATGGGGAAGAGCTAAAGTAGATGCTTTTGTCCACGTAGAAGGTGATAAGAACGCTAGAGTTATCGACTTTAAAACAGGTAGATACGAAGGTAATCAGGAAGGTCACAGAGAGCAGTGCGAGCTTTATGCCTCTATTGTTTTTAAACGGCTACCTGAATTAGAAACAATTACTACAGAGTTGTGGTATCTTGACCATGGTAAACTAGATCGATATCAGTATGATAAAGATACAGTAGAAGCTAAACGTGATAGGTTAAATACTCGAGCTGTAGAAATGACAACGACTGAGGAGTTTCCTGCTAAACCCTCTCAGTTTAAATGTAAATGGTGCTACTTTGGTAAACAGAATATTTGCCCTAGTCGCTTTGACTAAAGGAGATTAATTATGTCAGCAGATTTTGATAAGATAGAAAAGCAAACTTTAACCGACGTAGCCCAGTTACGTCAAGCCGAGCAAAGCTATGGTGACAGTTGGCGCAGTAGAGGTGGTGTAGGTGCTTTTATGATGTTAGCACGTAAATGGGATAGGATTGAAAACCAAGTTAAAAAAACTCATTATGATATCTTTGGTACCATCCTTGACGACCCAAGCAGCACTGGTATACTAGACGACATACAAGACTTACGTTGTTACCTACTCTTAGTTGAAGAGTACGCTACTCGTTTAGTAAAAGAGTTTGAAGATGCAAAGTAGTATGTTTGCTCCTGAGACTGACTGGACGCCTCCTAACAGCCTCCCAGAGTTATCAAAATATAAAGAAGTAGCTATCGACTTAGAAACTTACGACCCTTTACTCATGTCTCATGGACCGTCGTGGGCGTTTGAAGGACAAGGGTATGTAACTGGGATAGCTATAGCTACAGAAGATTTCGCTATCTACTTACCTATCCAACATGTGGGTGGAGGTAATTTAGATAAAGGTGTAGTTACTAACTGGCTTAAACAAGAACTAGCTCACCCTAATGATAAAGTATTTCATAATTCTTTATACGATTTAGGTTGGCTAAGAAGAATGGGTGTTCATGTTAGTGGTAAGATACACGATACTATGTTTGCTGCTCCTTTAGTTGATGAAAATCAATTTGGGTATAGTTTAAATAAACTAGGGCAAAGATATGTAGGTGAAGTTAAACAAGAAAACTTGCTAGAAGAAGCAGCAAAATCTTTTGGTTTAAACCCTAAGTCTGAAATGTATAAACTTCCTGCTAAATATGTAGGTGAGTACGCTGAGCAAGATGCTGCCCTTACTTTAAAACTTTGGAAGATTTTAAAAGAGGGATTAAAATCAGAAAACGTAGAAAAAATATACGAGCTTGAAACTTCTTTGATACCTATACTTTTGGACATGCGTTGGAAAGGCGTACCTGTAGATTTAGATAGAGCAGAGGTAGTAAGTAAACAATTACTTAAAGAAGAAAAATCAATACTGAATGGTATCTATAAAGAATTTGGTGTTACTCCAGACTTATGGGCTGCTACTTCTATCTCTACTGTATTTGATAGAGCTGGGCTAAGTTACCCACGTACACCTAAAACTAACGCTCCATCTTTTTCTGGGGAATGGTTAGAGGCTCACGATCACCCAGTAGCCAACTCCATAGCTAGGGCTCGTAAACTAAATAAAGCTAGGACTACCTTCATTGATAAGATGGTACTAGAGCACAGCGTTAAAGGTAGAATACATGGGGAGCTTCATCCGTTGCGCTCTGACCGTGGTGGTACTGTAACAGGCAGGTTTAGTAGTAGTAACCCAAACCTACAACAAGTACCAGCTCGTAATGATTATATTGGACCACTGATTCGTAGTATTTTTAAACCAGAAAAAGATAAGTACTGGGGTTGTTTCGATTACTCTCAACAAGAGCCTAGACTAACCGTACATTACTCCTCCGTTACAGAGCAGGAAGGTGCAGCAGACGCAGTAGACGCTTATAAAAATAAAGACGCAGACTTTCATCAGGTGGTCGCAGACATGGCTAATATCAGCCGTAAGGAAGCCAAGATTATTAATCTGGGTTTAAGTTACGGTATGGGTAAAGACAAACTGATTTCTCAATTAGATATTTCTCCTCAAGAAGCAGAAGTGCTATTTGATACGTTTCATAGACGTGTACCTTTTATTAAAGGGTTAAGAGACCAGTGTGCTAGGCTAGGTAACAACCGAGGATTTATTACCACCGTATTAGGACGTAAGTGCAGGTTTAATTTATTTGAGCCAAGGTTTGACAGAGATGTAGCCCTGCCTTTTGCAGAAGCTCAAGAAAAATATGGTGAGGATATTAAACGTGCGTTTACATATAAAGCTATGAATAGATTAATACAAGGTTCAGCAGCAGACATGACTAAGAAAGCAATGGTGGATTTATACCAAGAAGGTTTTCTACCTCACACTCAAGTACACGACGAATTAGATATTTCGGTTTCTAATAAAGAAGATTGTGAAAAGATTATGCAGATTATGGCGGACTGTGTTCCGTTGTGTGTGCCTAATAAAGTAGATGCAGAAATAGGTACAAGCTGGGGAACAGCAACTCAACATTACGAGGAATTTTTTAATGACAAGTAAACGAAAAGAATTACGCAAAAAATATTTTGAAATATTTATGCTTTCACTCAATAGTGACTACACGCTAGAAGAGATAGGTATTCGATATGGAATTACTAAACAGAGAGCTTGGCAGATAGTTAGGTTTAATGAGCTTGGTAATGGGGACTATTACGCTGGGTATGGTGAGTACAATAAATATCATAAAACTTTACTTTCAGACGCAACACTTAGTACAATACAAAGGAATACACTTTTAAGAGATTGGCTGAGAAATCAAAATATTAGACTTATAAAAGGTAAAAACGATGGCACAAAAAGCTCTTCATGAAACTACAGGGTTAGCGGACTCCCCATGTATTGGGGTGTGTACGGTAACTCAGTGGGGCACTAGAACTTGTAAAGGTTGTGGTAGAACAGCAAATGAAATCAGAGAATGGAACAGCTACTCAGATTTTGAAAAGAAATTAATTGTATTAAGATGTTGGGAAGATTATCTTCCTCGTCAAAAAAGAGAAGCACAAGAACAGTTTAACAAGAGTAAAAATAATGATTGAGATTATTGGTCAAATTTTTGCTGTTGGTTTTTTGATTTGGTTGTTGGCTGCATTAGTTTTGTTTATAGCAGTTAATTACTTTATAGACATGTAGTTTAAAAAAGACTTAAACTGCCTTAAAATTTTTGCAGGACTTTTTTT